ATGGACTGCTCTTATAATTTATTTACTAATTTGTTTTTACGACTTCCTGTTTGTGCCTATATGGTACGGACTTAATAGACCAGACATAAGTCAGTTTATGGATATTATTAACGCAACAGAGGACACATTAGTACAGATGGAATTGATGAAGAAACTTACAGGTCAGCACAATCCTTTCACTCTAATGGGTGGTGGGTTATTTCACTTAGCCTTTGGTGCTATCCTTACAGGTAGTGCAGTTGGATTAAACAAATAGGATAGGTATGTTAGATTATGAAGATAGAGTGGCAAGAATAGAAACTACATTAGATAGACATAGTACACAAATAAACAAATTGTTTAGTCGTGTTGAAGATACTAATAAAGCCATTCAAAAAATTAATAATAGTATGTTACAGATTAAGTGGAGTGTGTATGGTGCTATTGGTTTCTATATAGTTACTCAGATTGGAATTATTGAGGCATTAAGGGTGGCAGTATGATAGGATTTCTAACAAGTGTTGCACCAATTATGCTTGGATTTCTTGGTAAGTTATTTGCCTTAAAGAGCCAAGCAGCAGCAGAGAACCAAAAGCTAATGATACAATCACTTCAAGTAAGGAATGATTCTATTAATCAAGCTAGAGATAGAGCAGACAAGGAATCACCTATGGCTGCTATGAACAGAAGAATTATAATTCTAGTCATCTTAGCTTTAGTTATATTCACTCAAGTAGCACCTGTATGGTTTGATGTTCCTACAGTTATACCCACTATAGTTAAGGGAGCAAGTTTTCTAGGTTTCCAATTAACACCAGATGTGGTAGAATATGTTACTGTAGAAGGGATGTTGAAGTTTGATGAAATATTTCAATGGGCAACAATGATAATCGAGTTCTACTTTGGAGCACAACTAGCTAAAGGTAGGTAATAAATGACAAGGGCGATAGTTATACCCGACCAGCATTTTCCATTACATGATGAAAAAGCGGTCAAAGTGGTACTAAAGGCGATAGAATTTATAAAACCAGACATATTTATTAATCTGGGTGATGTTGGAGAATGGGAATCTGTATCTGGACATAAGTATAAAAGACGAAAACGACCACCATTAGAGTATCAACTTCCAGAAATAGATAAAGAAATTAAGGCAGTCAACAAACAGTTAGATAGATTTGATAAAGTCTTAGATAAGGTTGAATGTAAAGATAGGTATATTCTTGCAGGAAACCATGATGAATGGCTAGATTCTTTTGTAGAAGAAAATCCTTATTTAGATGATTACACATTTAGAAATGCGTGTAAGTGGGATGAGAGAGGATATGAGTATAGAGTCTGGAATGAAGTTTTAACCATTGGTAAGTTGTCTTTTGTACATGGTGCTTACACAGGGCTAAGTCATGCAAAGGTTCATTTAGAACGATATGGTACTAATATTATGTATGGTCATGTTCACGATGTAGCACGACATTCTGCAACTAGATTGTTAGATGGAAACATTAGTTCTTGGGCAATGGGTTGTTTAAAAGATATGTCTGCTAATAATAATAGATGGTTAAAAGGCAGACTACATAATTGGAATCATGCTTTTGGAATTGTTACTTGGTTCAAGGGTGGTAATTTTCAAGTGGAAGTTGTAGATATTGTAGAAGGTAAAGCCTCAGTTTGGGGAACAATAATTAAAGGATAACTTATGGATTTTAGAGAACTAATTAATCAAGTGCTAATAAGACTAAGAGAAGATACTATCTCTGCTGATTGGTCTGGTGATATTAATGATAGTACAACTGTATCTGCTTATGAAAAAGTTATAGGTGCTTTAGTTAATGATGCTAAAAGAAGTATAGAGGGGTATCACGACTGGTTAAACCTTAGAGAAGCAGTTGATATATCTACAGTCAATGGAACTAAAAATTATAACTTATCATCTGGTCAAGAGATTAAGATTGTAGATGTTGTAAACAACGATACAGGGATGCACTTACGACAGGTAAGCAAAGTGTACATCAACACAGTAAAGTACCCTTCAGACTCTACTGGTGAACCTATGTACTATGGTTTTAATGGTAGTGATGCTTCTAATAATTTAAAAGTAGATTTATCACCAGTTCCAACAAGTGCTCAAACACTTACATTTGATATTATTAAATACCAAGATGATTTAGCGACAGCTACTACAGTATTAAAAGTTCCATCTAAGCCAGTTATACTTGCTGCATGGGCTAGAGCAATAGCAGAGAGAGGTGAAGATGGTGGTACACAGTCTAGTATAATGGCTCAAGAATCTAGTGAGGCTCTTAAACAAGCTATTATGTTAGATAGTGGAAACACTCAATATGAATCAGATTGGTTTGTATCTACTAAATAATGGCTAAAGAAATTACATATCAGCCTTTACGAGATTTAGGTCTTAATGGGCTGAATACTCAAAGTAACCCTGCAACCTTAGACCATTCATGGCTAGTTAAAGCAGAGAATGTAGTTTTAAGAGAGTCTGGTCGTATTACTTTTAGGAAAGGATTGAAACAGAAAGTTGCTCCTAATGGTTCAGCAACAGCAATAGCTTCTATGACTGAACATAATGACCAAGGAACGAATAAGATATTCGCTAGTTATGGAACATCTATATATACAATAGATTTTGGTACACCTGCTGGTGCATTTCCTACATCTACTATTGATGTTAAACATACAGTTTCGGGTTCGTCTGGAAATTGGCAGTATGTAAACTTCAATGATAGACTACATTGTTTTCATGATGGAGTTGTACCACAGAGATATGCTGGTGCTTCCGATGCTTTAGAAAGATGGAGTAGTTATTATAAAGCTACTGCTTTAAATGATGGTAGTAATATAAATAATTCTGTTACTACTATAACAGCAGATAGTACACTTGGTTTTCCTATGGAGGGAAAAATAAAGATTGATAGTGAAATAATTTCTTATACTGGAAAAACACCGACAACATTTACAGGTTGTGGTAGGGGTGCAAATAGCACATCAGCAGCAACGCATAATGATGATGCTGCGATTACAATAGCTACATTACCAACTTCAGTAACAACTTTCGACCCTAGTTGTGGCATGGGTTACTATGGAAGAATATGGTGTGGTGGTATTTCAGAGTCAAAAGATGTTATTTATTACTCAAATCTACTTGATGGTGATAATTTCTTGGATGGTGATACTGGTTTAATAGATTTATCAAAGGTATGGGGTACTGATGAAATTGTCGCACTCGCACCTTTTTATGGAAAGCTAGTTATTTTTGGCAAGAATAATATTGTTATATATAATAGTCCAGCTATTCTAGGAAGTTTAGCACTTGATGAGGTTATTAGTGGTGTAGGTCTGGCTTCAAGAGATACAGTACAGGCTATTGGTGATGATTTAGTGTTCTTATCTAACACAGGACTACGCTCATTAGCCAGAACAACTGAGAAAGATAAGCTACCATTACAAGATTTATCTCTAAATATTAAAGATAGATTAATAAGAAATATTGGTCAAAGTACGAATGTTAAAAGTGTGTATGTTGAGAATGAAGGTATATATATTATGTCGTTTGTAGACAAGAATTTGAATTATGTATTTGACTTTAAACATAGAACACCTAATAACGCACCAAGAGTAACAACTTGGACTTTTGACAATGATAGAGAACCTGCATCTATGGTATATACAAAATTATATAGTGGTTTATTGGTAGGACAGAAAGATGGAAGTATTGCAGGATATGAGAAATATTACGATACTGATTTAGCAGGTGCATCTACTTATACTAGTTCCTCTTTTACATGGAGCATGGAAACAGTATGGGTGGATTTAGGTGAATCTGTAGCAGCATCTCTATTGAAGAGATTGTTTATGGTAATGGAAGGTGGTTCTGGAGCGAGAATGGCTTTAAGATGGTATAAGGATTTCAGTTCTACACCATCTACAATAACCTCTATAGTTTTGAATCCTATAACAACTGGTACTACATCTTTATGGGGAGCATCTAGTTCTTTATATGGAACAACATCAGTTACACATACTCATGTTGCAGCAACACATCCTAGTAATTCTACTTATGCACCTATATATGGATTAAAAGAATATAGAACACCACTTACAGGTAGTGCTAAGAATATAAAAATAGGAATGGATATAGAGAGTAATGGCTTTGATGCCGCTCTACAAACTTTAACACTTTTACATAAACAAGGGAAAATACGATGAGTGATTATACATTAGCAGTTTCATGGAGTGGGAAGGATGCACTAGCTGACTCAGATGCAAACAAGGTAATATCAGGTGCAGACTTTAATACAGAATTTTCTGCTGTACAGACAGCAATTAATTCTAAGGCAGACATAGCTTCAGAAACTCTGACAGGTACACCAATAGCACCGACAGCAGCAGTAGGCACAGATACAACACAGATAGCAACGACAGCTTTTGTAAAGAATGTGTTGGAAACTTACATATATCCAGTTGGTTCTATATATTTCAATATGGCGGTTGCTACAAATCCTGGAACACTTCTTGGATTTGGTACTTGGGCAGCCTACGCAGAAGGTAGAGTTCTAGTAGGTTTTCAGTCTAGTGGTACATTTGATTCACTCGATGAAAGTCTTGGTGCTGAAACTACTGATGCTGCAACTTCTGGAAGCACTGCAATATCAATCGCTCAGATGCCAGCTCACACGCATACTACTGCTAATTCTAATAGTGATTCGGGGGCTGGTAAACCAGCTACAGGTAGTGATTCACCAGAAGGCTCTGGTGTTCATACATCAAATTCTACTGGTGGAGGCGATGGACACACACATACAACACCAGCAGTTTCAACATTACAACCAAGTAAAACATTATACATTTGGAAACGCACAGCATAATTAGGAGATAGAGATATGCCATATCAAGACATGAGGGTAGGAAGCAAAAGACCTGCTTCTGCTTTTAGAGAACCAGCAAAAAAAGTAACCCCTAGAGGTGGAGGTGGAATCAACTTAGGCTCTTTGCTAGGTGGTTTGTTTGGTGGTGGTGGTAAAAATGTAGATTACGCCCAACAAGACTTTGAAAGACAAAAAGAATTGATGGATAAGATGTATGAGATGAGTTCTCCATACAGCACTTATGGCGTTACTGGAAGTAATGTTGTAGACCAAGAAGGTAAAACAATTAAACAAACTTTATCTCCAGAGTTACAAGCACAGTATGATGCGTTATTAAAACGCTCTGGACTTACTGCTGATAGAGTTGCTCAAATGTCTGGTAGTCCACAAGAATTACAAAATTATATATACAATCAACAACAAGCATTATTAAATCCCTCTCAAGATAGAGCAAGACTTCAATTAGAAGAAGCACAATTAGCTAGAGGTATGCTAGGTTCTACTGGTGGTGGTGTACAAAGAGGTGAACTTGAAACAAGTATTGGTATGCAAAATCAACAGGCACTAGCTAATGCTTTGGCACAATCACAAGGAATACTAGATGCAGAAAGAGGTAGACAATCAACAGATGTGTCTAACGCTTTAACTATGGCTGGACAACCTAATCAAATGTTAGGTGCTGGTGGTCAATATGCTGCTGGTGGAGCAATTAAAAATATTGAAGGTGTAAGTTTAACATCTTCTAATATCGCCAATCAACTAGCAGTTAGAGATGGAACACGAAAGAAAGGTCTTTGGGATATGTTGGGTATGAGTAGTGGTGGAGGCAATGGTGGACTATTTGGTGATACTTTTAGTAGTCTATTTAACAGATAAGGAGATGAGATGGGTTTATTAAGTAATAAATATGATGTAGAGCAAGGTATAAATGATGCTATGACAACTACAGCTTTGTCTTTTGGTAGATTAGCCTCTCCTAGATTTGCACCAATGACAGCAAGTACAGCACTACAAGGTGATATGGCTGGTAGAGGTTTAGGTATGATGATGGGTGGACAAGACCCTAGAGCAACTAAACAAAATACTGTTGATGAGATTATGAAAAAACATCCAGACCCTACAACACCAGAGGAATTGGAAGCAGTAGCTAATGACTTACAAGCAGCAGGTCTTATGGACTTAGCAGTTGAAATTAGAGCAGTTGCTAATGAAACTAAGAAAGCAGATGCAGCAACAACAAAAGCTAATGCTCCTAGTGCAGATTTGTTTAAGAATTTAAGTAGTGCTTTATCTACTCAAGTATTAACTACAAAGTTTATGGATAACTATTTTAGATATGCAAATGATGAGGACTTATCAATAAAATATAACAGAGATACAAGTTCTTATGATACTTATACTGCATATAAAGATGGTAAAAAATCACATCGAGAGGATTTAGAGAACTTGTTTACTCAATGGGCAAATTCTAAAAAACATACTGGTACGAGTAAAGATGAACTAGCCACTTTAATGAATGATGATGCAGCAATGACTGCCGATTTCATAGAATGGATAGGTCA